TCTGCGTTCTGGCAGCGTGTGGCCTATCGCAACGCGTGGCGTTAACGGCATCGAGATTGTCTATACTGCGGGCTTCGGTCCTGCGGCAAACAACGTTCCTGCGGACCTGCGTATCGCCATAAGTCAGATCGCCAGCCATTGGTATGAGAACCGCGAGATTATGACCTTCGACATTGCTGCTCGCGATGTCCCCCAGTCAGCTGAGCGGATCATCAAGTCAAGGAAGGTCCTCAAAGTATGAGACGCGCCATTGGACGGATGAGAGAAGAGCTTCTTCTCTACAGACCCGGGCGCGCTAGTGATGGAGCACTCGGGTACAACAGGAACGACTCCCCTGTGGCTACCCTGTGGGCACGGGTTCAGGTAGTGAGTGGTAGTGAGATCTTCCGATACCAGCATCTTGAGCAGCAGATAACTCATAAGGTCACCATTCGGTATAACGCGGAAGTCCTGCAAGGTATGTGGTTCAAGTGGGGCAACGTGCCGCTCTACATCGAATTCGTGACAGCTCCGGATGAGCGCAACGAGCTTATGGAGGTTATCTGTCGCAAGGGCGGGAACCTGTAGATGGCATTCAAGATCGATGTCAAAGTCAGTGGCCTCGCTGTGTTCATCCGCAATAAAGATGAGTGGATTAAGAAAAAGAGGGATCAACTGGCACAGGCACTGACCGAGTCCGCGCTGGTTGTACAGGCTGAGGCTCGTCAGTCGATCCTGAAGGGACCTAAGACAGGCCGGGTGTATGTTCGCCGAGGTCGCATACGTCACCGAGCTTCAGCGCCTGGGCAGCCTCCTGCAAGCGACACAGGAACGCTTGCGCGAAGCATCGTTATTGATGTGGATAAGGACAAGATGACTGCGAGCGTTGGGAGCAATGTCAAGTATGCTCCATTTCTTGAACTGGGTACCTCACGGATGGCTGCTCGTCCATTCCTGAAGCGTGCATTGGAAGTGAAGCGAACTCAGATTGTTAAGATCATTCAAGCGAGGCTCAGGTCATGACGTCTTCCGCGAGCGAGGTGCTCGAGCGTGAGTTGGGAAGGTTAATCGCTAATGATCCGGAGCTCCAAGCTATGTTTGGGGCTAGCCCTGTTCCGGTATTCGCATACATCACTGAAACGCAGCCACTGCCGTATGTAGTCTACAGTGAAACAGGAATGTCGGCGTGGGATGATGACTTAAGCCAAGGAGGTGACCACACAATAACTATCTCGGTGCGATCCGCGGGCGAGAGTGAAGCATTCGCAAAGACAGCCCTGTCACGCATCCGCCAACTGTGGAGCAGGTGCGAGCACCGCGTCCAAATCTGGCCATACACTTTGGTGTTGGTCAACTTCACCGACTATAGCGTCTCGCAAGAGGCCGATGGTCAAGCATACCGCGCTACTGCCCAGTACCGGGCGATAACTGGAGGACACTAAACTATGTCATTAGCTGACGGCTATCCCGGTCGGGACGTAGTCATGCTTTGGAACGGCCTGCCTGTGGGTGGCGTCCGCGAGAAAGCTATCACCTTGAACGGCGAGCCAATCGACGTTACCAGCGATGATGATGCCGGCTGGCGCAATCTGCTGAGCGTCGCCGCGCAGTATCAGTTGGATATCAAGATCAGTGGTGTCTCGAAGACACACATCTTGAAGATCGACTGGTTCAATAAGAACTTCACCCGAGCGGTAACGTTGACCTACCCGAACGGGTCGATTATCTCGGGCAATTTCTTCTTGTCCGAGTTCGCAGAGACCGGCACCTACAACGATGCCGTTACCTTCGAAGCCACCATCATGAGCGATGGTCCTGTGATTTACACCCCGGGCAGCTGATAGCCCACTAAACCTGGAGTCTACTTACTATGGTCGATATCTCAATCACTCCCGCGAACGTGGTCAAGGGTGCTGACGCTGTGGTAGCCACAGGCATCGCAGGCGCCACCATTCTCGCGGGTCAGACTCTGGCGCGTGACACGGATGGCAGCATTAAGCTGTACGACTCCGATAACGCGTCAAGCAACATCCGCACTCTGATCGGCATCGCGCTGCACGGAGCATCATCTGGTCAGCCCATTGCTTTCCAAACAGCGGGCAGCATCACCATCGGCGGCACCGTCGTACAGGGTACTGTCTACCTCGGCAGTGACGGCGCTGGCGGTATTCGTCCCGCGGTCGACTTGAATTCGGGTGACTTCACCTCTGTGGTAGGCATCGCGACCAGTGCCGCGGCGATCAAGTTGGGCATCCTCAATGGCGGAGTTGCATTCTAACCATGCGGAAATTTGCGGATCAGCGGATCGAATGGCAGGGTAAGACTTACACAATCTCTGCCAATCGAATTATGCCGCTGCTTGCTCGGGTGGAGAGCATCATTACGTTCACGGAAATGCTGGAGTTTCATCAGCGCAAAACTGTCCCACAGGCGAAGGTCGCAACGGCATATGCGGAGATTCTTCGTTACTGTGGGATTGAAGTGGACGAAGGCGATGTCTACCTGGCAATGTTCCCGTCGGAAGAAGATCCGAATGGGACCTACATGAAGAACGGTAGTGATGCCGTCCAAGGCCTAATGAAGCTCATGCTGCCGCCAGATAACATTACGAAGGCGGTGGCATCGGGAAACGCCGTAGCCCCCGTAACGTCGGGGGCATCATTGAAGAAGCGTACAAGGCGGCAATGAGTTGGGGGCTTCGGCCCTCTGACTTTTGGGAGATGCACCCGGCTGAGTTTTGGTGGTATGCTGAGATTAAGCGGGTAAAGCCCACGTTCGGCTGTATGTCGGAAGACGAAGTGGCCTATCTTTACGAGAGGGAATATGGTAGACAAGATTGAAGGCGCCACTATTATAATCGGCGGGGACCCTCGTCCCGCCGAGGCCGCCATTGAGAAAGTAGCCAAAGCCCTCGAGAAGATGGGAACCGTTGCTGAGGCCGCGCTCGCCGGCCTTGGCATCGGTCTCGGTGTAAACGAACTTCTTAACATGGCGTCGGCGTCAGCTAAGCTGGCGACTGAATTCTCCAAGCTTTCGGATGAGACAGGAGCGAGCGTCACCGGCATCCAAGCCGTGCGACATGCCGCTGAGCAGGGTGGCGTAAGCGTTACAGACCTCGCCGCACAGATCACTGCGCTATCGGCAGCCCTTGCCACTGTGGAAAAAGGTGGTGGCGAAGATATCTCCAAAGCATTCGAGCGTCTGGGTATATCGGCGACCGAGCTTCAGGGCCTCGACATTGACGAGCAGTTCACCTTAATCTCCGACGCTGTAAGTAAATCGTCACTGAGCGCAAAGGACCTCAATGAAGCGCTGAAGACGCTCGGCATCACCAACGCTGAACTCATCGGGATGATGCGCGATGGCGGCGACGCATTCGAGAAGGCGCGTGAAGAGATCCAGAAGATGGGTCTTGCACTTAGCGATGTTGACGCCGCGGCGATCAGGAATGCGTCTGAGGAATGGGATCGGTTCAAGGCGGCCGCAGCAGAGTCCTTGATCGCTGTGGGCAATATCATCGCTAAGGACTTCGCTCCGTTCGTCAGTGACCTGCTGAAGCGCCTGCAGGATGTTGCAAATGTGGACTTCATCGCCAATGCACTTGGCGCTTCGCTGTATGCAAGTATCGGTGTGGTCGCGGCGCTCAGTGATGCGGTAGTAAAGCTGCAGCGCAATCTCAACGCTATACCTGAGTCCATGTCCAAGATGCTCGGCGGTGCCGGCGCTGGCAAACAGGATATGGAGGACGTTCTCCCCAGCGTTCAGATCAAAGAGTGGCTGCGTAATGTGCAGGAGGCGTCAACCAAGGCGGCCGAGGCAACAGTTGAGTCCGCGCGCATACGCCGTGAGGCCGAAGCGGGTACCACAGACATTGTGGCCACAGAAGAAGACAAGCAACTGGCGATCCGACAGGCCGCGGCGCAGCAACATCTCGACCATCTGCTTAAGGTGTTGCTGACAGCCGAGGACTTCGAGAACGCAAGCTACCAGCGACGCATGGAGCAGTTGATCGCTTTCAATGACCAAGGCCTTCTTACGCAGCAGCAGTATGACGCGCTGGTGGAGCGAAACAATCAAGTCCACCTGGACAAGATCAATGAGGCGCAGTCAAAGAGCTTCGTAGATAGCCAGCGTCTGTATGTTGGGTATGCTGGACAGATCGGAAGCTTATTGACTAGCATCACTTCAGCCATTGGCGCTGAGGGCAAGAAGCAATTCGCCATCAGTAAGGCCATCGCTCTCGCTAGCGCTATCGTCAAGGGATATGAGTCCATCGTCTCCGCATATGCGGCCGGGTCACGCATTGGCGGCCCTCCTGTGGGAGCGGCATTCGCCGCCATCGCGGCAGCGTCGACTGCAGCCCAAATTGCTGCGCTTCGTAATACGAACGAGAACAGTTCAGGTGGTGGAGGTAGCGGTTCAACCGGCGGGGGTGAGTCCGCGGCGGTTCAACCCACACAGACCTTAACAGTCCAGGGCATTGACCCAACTTCATTGATGACAGGCGAGGTAGTGAAGAACCTGGCTGGTCAATTGCTGCAATACCAGGCTGATGGCGGGAAGGTCATTCTCCAATGAGCGTAATTATCTCTGGTAGCTTTGTCCTTAATCCAGTGGTATCAGGCGGCGAAGCAGTCAACGGCGATAACCCATTATTCGGGTATAGGAACCTTGTAACTTCGGGAGTACTGACCACCACCACGGCCAATCCGTCGTTTCCCACAGTTAACCTGGCCAATTCCAACACCTACAGTAGGTGGGAGGGCACCAGCATTGTGGCGGATGAGTATATTACTATGGCGCTAGCGACTGCGGAGCTGGTGGACTATGTGGGCATCGCGCGTCATAACTTTTATACTGCGCAGATCGCCGTATCATTGGAGATCTTCAACGGCTCCATCTGGGTTGAGGTGGTTGCTCCATTCATCCCGGGCAATAGCGGTCCGATCATGATGCGGTTTACGCCTCAGGCTATCCTCAGCATTCGTGTTCGTCTGCAACCCGGAACAGCGGTTCCATCAGCCGCGGTAGTGTTCGCCGGTCCTCTGCTTGTAAGCCAGCGCCGACTCTACGTGGGGCACTCGCCGATCTCGTACTCTAAGAAGACCAAGGTGGTAACTGGACGAAGTGAGAGCGGGAATTTTCTCGGTCGTATTATCACCAACTCATTCCTACAAACCACTGTGGACCTGGATAACCTGACGGCTGACTGGTTCCGGACCTACTTAGCACCGTTCATCGAAGCCGCGCGCGAGGATCCTTTCTTCTTCGCCTGGCGGCCGCTGACCTATCCGAATGAGGTGGGTTACTCTTGGTTGATGAATGATCCTACGCCACACAACCAAAGAGCCAATGGCATGATGAAGATTAGCTTAGAAATTGGTTCCATCGCATGAGCAAAGCTTTAACCTATCTCGAAGTCGATGTTCCGCCGTTCGTTCGGCAGAATGAGGTCACTGGCGTTTTCATTCAGGACTTTCACGATAACTCGGTCCACGGCTGGACAGGCGCTAACGGTACAGTCACCGCCGGCTTCAACGGCATGTTGCTGACGCAGACGGGTGCTGATCCCATCTTCCGGTCTGCATCAGGTTTGACTATCGATGGTAGCTTAAACCGTTATGTTCGGATCGATATTGAACGCACTGTGATAAGGAGCTCCGGTGCTTGGGACGGCACCCTCTTATATACCACCGCGGCTCACGGTGAGTCCGGTAGTTTTAAGATGGCTATTCCTGATGTGGCTAACGTTGCCGGCACACGTCAGGTATTTATCCTGGATATGGCGGCTCTAACTGCTGGCGAGACCGACTGGATAACCAGTACTATTACTCAGCTTAGATTGGACCTTGACTCTGCAGGTAGTGGAACGTTCTTGCTCCACTCTATCGTCATGGGTGACCTCGACACTGTTAGAGCTGCGGTTTTCGACGGAACAAACGACTATCTAACACGAGGCGCCGGTCTGTACCAAGCCGCTGATAGCAAGCTGATGACTTTCAGCGCTTGGGTATACATCGTTGCTGGGAATAGCGGTAGACTCATATCATCCTCTAACAGTGTCGCTGGTGGGGGCTCTCTAACCCGTGTAGTTCTATCCACGGATAACCGGTTCTCAATTGTTGGCGTCAATGCGGCGGACGCTACAATCTTGGACGTTCAGTCTTCGCTGCTTTTTTCAAATAGGTGGAACCATCTATTAGCATCAGTGGATCTCTCCGATCCGACTAAGCGTCATGTCTATGTGAACGACGTTTTAGACCTAGCCCTAATAAATACCTATACTAACGATACCATCGACTTTACTAAAGCCGACTGGGCCATTGGTGCACTGCCTGATGGCAGCTCAAAGTTTAATGGCTATATCTCTGACTTATGGTTTGCTCCTGGTGTCTACCTCGATCTATCCATCGAGGGTAATAGGCGTAAGTTCTATTCAGCCCAGAAGGGGCCCACGGATCTCGGACGGCGAGGAGAGATACCCACAGGGACAGCTCCGCTCGTATATATGGGCGGGCCGTTCACTGCATGGCAGATCAATAAGGGGGCAGGCGGTTCATTCATTGAGAACGGCGCCTTAACTGGAGTTCTCGATCCAGTCGAGACTTGGCGTTTCGCTCAGCCTGTGGATTACCTGCCGCCAGAGATTGACGCTATCCCGTCCATGAAATCCCTGAGCTTTAATCCGGCGACAGTCTCGCTAGGTGAAGATCTCGGCATACGCGCGAGCGTAAGTGCCACCTTCTTAGACCACAAGCATATGTTCAATGCGGAGAGCTTTGACCAAGGATCATTCTGGGGTAAGTGGCGTGGTCGGTATGGAACTAAGCTTCGCAATGCTCCTGTCCGTGTTATCCGCGGCCTGGCGGGTCAGGCACTGACCAGTATGACTACCTACTACTATGCTATGGATACGACGGAGGGTCCGACGCCTGATGGCGCCTACAACATGGTGGCCAAAGATCTACTGAAGCTTACAGATGATGCGAGGTCTCAGGCGCCTCGCGTAAGCAACGGTAGCTTAGCAGGATCAATTAGTAACTCTGCTACATCCGCTACACTATCTCCTGTGGGAATAGGTAACTTGGAGTACCCGGCATCCGGATACGTTTGCTTTGGGGGTAAGGAAGCGGTCAGCTTTACAAGGGCTGGTGACGTCTTGACCATTGTCCGCGGTCAGCTCAACACCACACCTATCGCGCATAACGCTGGCGACCGGGTTCAGCTGGTGCTGCGTTACTCAGGCAATGATGTGGCCGACATTATCAAGGACCTGCTGGTTACCTATGTCTCGGGCATCACCAGTGATATGATCCCGATAGCTGAGTGGCAGGCCGAGACCGCAGCTTACCTCGGGGTAATCTATGCGGCCAACATTACGGAGCCGACCAGCGTAAAGAAGCTCATCATTGAACTGATCGAGCAAGCAGCGCTTGCGCTATTCTGGGATGATAAGGCGAGGTTGATCCGTCTAAAAGTTCTTAGAGAGATTGCTACGACTACAGATACTTTTGACGAAGAGCGGATTATCACTGGCTCGCTTAAGGTATCTGAGCAACCGGATAAGCGTATCTCCCAAATCTGGACATTCTACGGGCAGCGTGACCCGACGGACCAGGCTGATAATGAAGACAATTATCGTGCTGCCCTTGCCTCTGTGGATTTGGCAAAGGAGTCTCAGTATGGTAACGTTCCTGCCATTACCAAGGTTCCTGCAAGATGGGTGGCGACATTAACCGCAGCCCAAAGACTCAATGGCATCAAACTGTCTCGGTTCCGTGATCCGCCGCGGAAGTTTCAGTTTTCACTTTTTCGTGATCAGGCGGTGGGCCTGGGTCTTGGCTACCAGCTGAAGTGGTGGGCCAATCAAAACGTTCAGGGCATCGTTCAACCCGCGAAGATACAAATTACTAAGGTAAGGATTGAGGCTGACCTGGTATTCGTCGAAGCTGAGGAGATGCTAGCTTCGGGCGTGATCATCGTCACTAATACCATCTTCCTGTTAACCACAGGAAGTGTCCTAAGCCTTGTTGTGCCTGCGGCTTGGAACAGCGCCAATAACTCCATCGATGTAATCGGAGGGGGTGGTGGCGGTGCGAACGAGAACGGCAACAATGGCGGTCACGGTGGCGGTGGAGGTGCTTACTCAGGTATCACCAACTTGACATTGACGCCAGGAGCGTCGGTCTCTTACCGAGTCGGCATCGGCGGCACTGCCACTGTGGATGGTGGAGACACCTGGTTCAACGGCGCTAGCTTCGCGGCTGCCTCAGTAGCAGCTAAAGGCGGAACAGCTGGCGTCGGTCGCACGAGCGCCGGTAATGGAGGTCAAGCATCCGCAGGTATAGGCACGGTTAAATTCTCAGGAGGAGAAGGCGGCGACGGTGCTCCACAGGGTGAGACTCGCGCGGGTGGTGGTGGAGGCGGCGGTGCTGGCGGACCCAACGGCAATGGCGCTCGTGCTCTTGACATGGGCAGCACAGGAGACGATGGCGGCTCTGGTGGAGGCGCTGGCAATGGGGGCTTTGATGGCCATTATCCAAGTGGTCTCACTGGCGGTGATGGTGGCAATAACCGGTTTAATTTCGGTGGCGGCACCACCTCAGTGCCTGCGGGTCAAGATAGTGGCGGTGGACGCGGGGGTGACAACGGCGATGACGGCAATCCCGGAGGTCAGGGAGAACAACTCTGGACACAGTCTATCGCGCCGATCATCCCAGCGGGCCCAGGCGGCGGTGGTGGCGGCGGTGGCAACAATGGCCGCGGCGGGGACGGTGGGCTATATGGTGGCGGTGCTGGTGGCAGTGGTGGTGATACTGGTGGCGGTGGAACTGCTGGACAAGGTATAATCGTTCTTACTTGGAGATAAGCATATGCCGACTCTTGCACGCTGGCAATCTACCATCGTTGACCAGGCGGGGAACATCCTGCCTGGTGCTTCGGTTACTGTACGAGCTGAGACAGGTGGAGCGCCCCTCGCAACGATTTACTCGGATCGCGCGGGAACCACTCCTATCGCTAACCCATTCACTGTGGGAGTTGACGCTTTCGCGGCGTTCCATGTAGTCGGCGGAGCATACCGGATCACGGCGACTCTGGGCTCTGTTACACAGGACTATCGATACGTGGCTATCGGTCGTGCGGCCGAAGCGGATCAGGTCCTGTTCGGCGTTCCTTACGCCTTTGACACTGGAACCTCGGACGCTGATCCAGGCTCGGGTAAGCTACGCTTCAACAATGCTACACCAGCCTCAGTAACTACACTCTATATCGACATTGTTAACTCTCTCGCCGCGGATATCTCTGCCTATCTTGCCACATGGGATGACAGCGGCTCATCCAGTGACCGAGGCGTGATCATTATCCAATCGCGCGATGGCACCAACTACTGGATGGGTACAGTTACCGGCAGTGTGGTCGTCGGAACCAACTATCGAAAGATTTCCGTAACGCATCTGGGCTCCGCTGGAACATTTACCGCCGGTGAGGCGTTAGGCGTTGTGATGATACGCCGTGGCACCGACGGCAGCATTTCAGGGCCCGGTACCACAGTGGTGGGGAACATCGTCCTGTGGAATAGCACAGGTGGCACTGTAGTTTCAGACAGCGGACTAACGGTAAACAACATAGCCACAGGGAAGCAGACCATCTGGGTGCCTGCGGCGGCGATGTACGCAAGAACCACAAACGGTCCCGGGGCAGGTACTGCTGAGCTTGCCACCAATAAGATTATGATCAAGTCTTTTGACTTTGATGCAACTACACAGGAGTTTGTCCAGTTTCGTGTGGGAATGCCCAAGAGCTGGAATGAGGGCACTGTGACCTTCCAAGCGATTTGGTCACACGCTGCTACGGTTACAAACTTCGGCGTGGCATGGTCACTGGCGGGTCTTGCACGCTCAGATACGGATGCGCAAGATACGGCATTTGGTACCGCAGTGGTTGTGACGGATACCGGAGGAACGACTGACACTGAGTACATAACTGCGGAGAGCGGTGCAGTCACCATAGGCGGGACCCCCGCGGAGCTCGATGAAGTGGTATTCCAACTTGCTCGTGTGCCCGCGGATGCGGGAGACACCATGACCATCGATGCAAGACTCCAGGGTATTCGTCTGTTCTACACCACCAATGCTAATACGGATGCTTGACCATGCGGTACGCTAGACTCGACTCAAATGACCAGGTTATGGAGGTCCGTGACTTCGATGCGGATCATCCTCCTGTGGATATTAAGCACAAGGAAGTTAGGTGGCGTCCATTTGTTACTCACCAGACAGGTGATTATAACCCAGAACTACATGAGCTTAACGTTAGCTACGTGCTGGGAGAAGACCGTGTTGTCGAAGTTCTTACTCCTGTGGATAGGAACATCGAGGATTTAAGGCAGGAGGTTCTTCAAGCCTTACGTCTGAGCTTCCATCTAAAAATCCTGGATGCTATGCCAAGCATGGATTTGGTTCGGTCCATTTGCGTAACTCGGGATATGTCTTTTAATCAGGTAATGAAGCAGACGGACTACCGGGTACTCAAGGACATGTTAAATGCTTAAAGTGGACCATCTGAGTGGATTTGGGAGTGGGGGTACTGTAGTACCTCCAACCATTTCCTTTCAGGGTCGTACAGAGGATGCTACCAATCTAACAACCTATACCTTTACAGGTGTGGCGATAGGCGCTGCTAACCTCACCCGAAGGGTTGTGGTTATTGTTCACTGGTTCTCGACAAGTACTAGTGCAGTCACTCTGTCGAGTGCCACCATCGCCGGAATAGCTGCGACTATTCATGTTCAGGCAAGTCCCGCAGGATCAACGGTATCTCCAGGAATTGCGATCATATCGGCTTTGGTTCCCACTGGAACTACCGCCACGATTGCTTTCACTCTTAGCACTACCGCCGCTCGTGGGTCCATAGGTGTTTTCTCTGCAATCGATGAGGGAGCTTCGTCACCTTTCGCCACTGCCTCCGATGGAAGTCTTTCATCCAATGCCCTAGATGTGAGTCTCAACGCCCCCTCCACAGGTTGGGTTCTTGCCGGGTCCACAATAGCGGGTAGCGCTAGTCAGAATGCCACGTTTGTGGGTGCAACTGAGGACTATGACACTTTTTCCTCAGAGAGCACATCTCGGTATTATGCGGGAGGTCACAGCAACGGGGTGTTAGGAGCAACTCCAAGAACTGTCACGATTACCAACTCTGGCGCTGCCACTGACGGTGTAGCAGCCTCCATGTCCTGGATATAAACTATGCTGATGCTTAATCAACTATCGGGGTTTAGTGCTGGAGGAGCTGTTCCCCCATCGATCTCGTATATCGGCACAACTCAAGGTGGCCCGTCACAGAACTTTACATTCAACACTGTCAGTATTGGGGCTGCCGATTTAACTAGGCGGATCATTGCAGCAATTCTGTGGGATAACACTGTAGTTCATCCAACCATTTCATCGTTTACTATCGATATGGGTGCCGGGGCTGTAAGCATGGGCTCGCCTCATGTATCTGCGAGTGCCGCGGGTGGATTTGCAGGTGGCGATGTCGGCATCTACTCTATCCTTGCGCCCACCGCTGCAACTACGGCCAACTTTCAAATCAATACCAGTTCTACAAACAGTAGAATGAACCTAATGGTCTTTCGAGCGTTAAACGAAAGCTTGTCATCGCCATTTGCCACTATGTCGGATAACTCTCTAACTGGTCAAGTACTGAATGGCACTATTAATATTCCCGGGAGTGGGTGGTTCTTAGGTGCGGCAATGTGTGCTGGGTCGGGTATCACGGATATCACCTGGTCAGGAACAACTGAGGTTGCAGATGTTACACAGTCCTCTACGGTTAGAGTGACTGCGGGGCTTAGCCAACTGATGGCTGCTGAAACAGGGCGAGCGATATCGACTACGCAGGACGGAACTGTGCCACAGGGATGCCTTGCCGGGATTAGCTGGAACTGAGCTATGGATAAGATAGATCCGACCAAGAACGTACTCGACCTAGTTGCTGCGCAGGCAGTCTTAGTGATGAGCTTACGTGACTCGGATCTTCGGCTCCATGAAGCAAATAGGATTGCGGATAATCGATACCATGACGCCATCCGGCTTATGGCTGTCGAACGGATAAACGACTTGTTGAAACAGAAGACGGAGTTCGATAACGAACAGAGGAACATTCAAAGACTTCAGGTAAACGAGCTTGCCAAGATTTTGTCTCAGCAGATCTCCGAGAACAATGCGGCAATAGACAAGCGGCTCTCAGAAGGTGAGCGTTTCCGCTACGAAGTTAGTGGTAAAGGCCAAGGAGCCAACGCAGTGATTGGCTATGTCCTAGCTGTGATCTCTGCAGGTATTGCAATAGCGATAGCTGTTCTCAAACATTGAGTGAAAAGGCATGACGACTTCCGAGGAGGATAAGACTTTGGTACCTGGAGGCTCCTTTAACAACACAGATGAGGATGACCGACGGTTAAAAGCGTTGGAGACCCAGGGCGTAAAGACTGAGGGTCGGTTAACTCATGTCGAGAGCACACTGGTGGTTCACGGGTCGAAACTGGATCAGATCATCTCCGCTGTGAATACCTTCAGTGGGCGTCCAGTGTTCGATGTCCATAAGGTGATTACGTCCATTGCTGCCATTACTGTGGTCGTAGGCGCGGCATCTACGCTCGCTGTATGGTTCGTCCTAACGCTGACCGCGGCGGAGAATCGTACAACAGCTCTAGAGATTGCTCATATGAAAGCGATGCATAATCTTGAGATCAGTTTCCTCAAGGAAAAGCTTGGGATGAAGTGGGGCACAACCACGGAGAAGGCACCATGAAGTACGAAGACGCCCGTCAGGGTTACATTAATCTCTTTGCCAAGATGACAGTGGATCCGGATAAGAGAGGACAAGCTGAGTCTATCGTGGCTCGGCTTCTGACCAACCGGTCACGTTATGAGGTGACAGCTCGCATCATCGGTTGCCCGTGGTGGTTCATCGCCGCCATACATAATCTCGAGAGCAACGCCAACTTCGCGACACACCTGCATAACGGCGACCCGCTGACGGCTCGGACGGTGCATGAGCCAGCGGGTCGACCGGCCGTAGGGTCACCGCCGTTCACGTGGGAGACGTCTGCAGTCGACGCGTTGCGCCTCAAGGGGCTCGACAGGATTACCCTGTGGGAATTGCCACGTTGCCTTTATGAGTGGGAGCGTTATAATGGCTGGGGATACATCGGCCGCGAGAATTCTCCCTACCTGTGGTCATGGAGTAGCCTGTCGGATGAGAAAGGGAAGTATGTAGCCGACCATGTGTTTGATGCCAATGCACCGACGAAGCAGTGCGGCGCGGCTGTGATCTTGCGCGTCATGATGGATATGAAAATCGTAGAGATAGGAAAAGACGCGATGACCGAGCTTAGAGACTTCCTGAAGCAGTTCGCTCAACTGGCCCCGACACTGGTTACTGTGGTCGCTGGCCCTGTTCCCGCCCTCGCCGTCAAAGCGTTGGCCGAAGCAATGACGAACGAGAAGAGTATCGACACTGGCACAGGGCTGATGCCGGCTGACCCGCAGGCAGTGGTGTCCAAACTGGAGGCATCGCCGCTCAGCACAGTTATCTCCATCGTACAGATCGCAGAGTCGATCATCCGTACGGTCTCGGCCGCGCCCGTTACCCCTGTGGTTATCCCACCTGCGGAGAAGACAACTACGACCGAGATAGCGTCGCCTCAGGCGGGTGAGACAAATGCGCTAGACAAGATGTTCCCACAGTTGGTTGGGTGGAAGACCTACATCGGTGGCGCTATCTACGTCCTGGCGAATATCGGGGCTGTGTTTGCACCCACCATCATTACGCCGGATATCCTGACCGCGGCAACCTGGCTCGCCGGCGGTATCGCAGGAGCGGGACTTGTCTCCAAGTTGGATCGATATGTCTCGATCTTTAAACCGGCGATGAAGACCACAGTGGTGGTAAACAAGTAACGGAGAAGTCCATGCCGCTGGTTGTAGTAAACATCAATTCCGAGATCGATCCAGAAATACGGGCCCAACTGGATCGTATTGAAGCGGCCCTGAAAACCGAGAGAAGGGAAATCTCAGAGATGACCAAGGTTACTGATGAGGCGATTGGTCGCCTCACT